CTCTACTATTGGAGATATTACAAGTGATTTGACGTATGCCGTTCAGTCGGGCGCAGCACAAACAACCTTCCAGTCATTCGGCGTTACTAGCCCAAGTAACAATTCGCTAAACTTCGTCGTTCAAGTGCCTAGTGAGAATATAGTGCTTGGACGTGATGTCATGGTTAGCTCCGGCCTTACCTGGACGATGAAAATTACCGATGTTCCCACAGGACAACTAGCCATGCAGTGGGGCGTTAATACCTCTCTTCAGGCATTCCCACTCGCTTCTCTTATGACTACCATGAACGCCCAAATTAATAACACGAATGTGTCAGTTAACCTACAAGACGTGCTTCCCAGTATTTTGAGAATGAACAACTCAAGAGAACTCTATCGTTACTGCTCTACTACTCCCAGTTTGCCCGATCAGGTCTACGGCTCGTATGCTAATGCAGTAGGTGCGACCAATAGCCCCATGGCGTCCATTTATGCTGGTTCGTATGATGTAGACCAAAATCCCCGCGGTTCGTTCCCAGTTCAAATGACCGTAATTCATGCCTCAGGTAACCCAGTGGCTATTGACGATTCCTTGTCATCATCGGGTGTAACAGATGTATGGTATATTCAGTTTACTACTACCGTAACAGAACCGCTATTCCTCTCTCCCTTCACGTGGGGGGACCCGCACACGACAAACAGTTGCGGGCTTGTAGGTATCAATAATATAAATTTGACTTGCAATATTGACACCTCATTTAAGCGGTTTATCAGCACCAGTATCCCAGCAAATCAGCTTGTTGGTATTTTTCCAGGACGCGTTTCTAACACAGGCACTACTAGTTCCAATCTATTTGAGTCTACAGGCGTAACACTTGGAGGAGTTGTTCTATACCCACCTTCAGGTTCTACCCCATCTCTTCTGTTTAAATTTCTCTCTCCTCATCCTTCAGACGTTTTTTCACCTCGCAACGTCTGTCCGTATATTTCGTATCCTAGGTACATCACCAACACGGTAACAGCCCAACTTGCACCAGGTGCATCAACTCAGTTAACCAGTGCGAATTTGCAGTTAAATCAAATGCCAGATTATTGGATCATAACCATACGAAAAAGTATGAGCCAGCAAACTCCGCAGGATACCATGAGTCAAATGGCTATTAAGTCAATTAGTATTAACTTAAATAATCAAAGTGGGCTTTTGAGTTCCGCTTCAACGGAACAGCTTTGGCGTATGAGCCGAAAAAATGCATCAACGCAGTCGTATTTGGAGTTCGTTGGAGTTGTTGCAGGAAATATTCCAGGACCAGTATCAGTAAATCAGTTGGGTGGAATGGTACAAAATGTACCATCTACGGGTAGTATTTTAGTAATAAGTCCTACTGACCTATCAATCCCCGAGTATTTAGCACCAGGAAGTCTAGGAAACTTTAACTTTCAATTCAATGTGACAGTAACGAATCAGTACCCCGTAGCAGTCGCCCCCGAAATTTGTGTCGTCGCTGTTAACAGTGGAATTTTTGTAACAGAAATGGGTGTATCTACTACTTACACCGGCATCCTAAATAAAGAGATGGTTGAAACCGCTAGAAAGGGTGATGCGGTGTCTACGGCAGATGCGAGTCGTATGATCGGCGGACGGATGCAAAATATGACGATTAGTCCTCAGTCTAAACATTCAGTTCGTAAAGGTAAAATGCAATCTCTAACTTCGTAAAGGTAAAATGCAATCTCTAATTTAAAATATTGATATAAGATATAATGGCGTCTCCGTTGATATACGATAGTCCGTATAGAACAAAGCTAATGAGTCTACGTAAAGAATTAGACTCAAAACAACACTATGAACCCCGTATGATGCAACATGAGTCTATTCATACAAAACGTAATTATGTTCTTCCAGGTCATAACGATATGATGGCGCTGAATAATGCAGACGGTAGTAGAGTATCTACATACGATTCATGCACTTCATGCAGTGGTGGACGAGTCTCCAGTGGAGGCAGACTAAGTGGAGGAAGAGTATCAAGCGGAGGCAGACTAAGCGGAGGCGGACGAGTATCCAGTGGAGGCAGACTAAGCGGAGGCGGACGAGTATCCAGCGGAGGCGGACGAGTATCCAGCGGAGGAAGACTATCAGGCGGACAGCTACGTGGTCAGCTCGTAAAAAAGGTAATGAAAGAACATGGATTATCTCTAGGTCAAGCATCTTCCTATATTAAACAAAATAATCTTATGTAATATATATATATGTATGCCTACGATTCTTTTGAAAAAGCAAATAAACGACTCTTTGCTAAGAGTTTAAAAAAGTATAGTAATGAGACTCCAATGGCGATGTCTATTACCGACACAGGTGTATTAAGTGACTTTTATAGTGCGACTACAGCATTAGAAAATGATTTAAATAAAATCATTAGTGATACAGCCTATTCAACTCTTAAAGGAGTTTATGCAACTCCTACCGAACCTAAAGTACGAGAGGTATTACCAAATATTCGTAATGCAATGATGTCTTTAGGAAAAATCAACATTACTAGTCTTCCCGATATAGAAGTAAATCAGCTTACACAAATTAAGGACATACTAGATAAACTAGTAGAAGCACTAGTAAACGAGCTAAATAACTTACAAACATCGGGACGTAGAAATGAATACATTTTATATAAAAAGGGTATTGATACATTTATGAATGAGTTAAAGCGTCTTATATTTTCATTAAATGCATTGCTAGTATCCTCTAGTAGAATGACTTTAACTGGATCAGGATTACCACGTAGATTTATGTAATCCTATTTATCATATTTTTTATATAAAAATATAATAAATTAAAAATCCTTTAGTAAACACGCACTGTTTTGAGTAATAACACATCTCGGGTATCGCCTCACAATTGCAATCCAACGACTCTTTAGGTCTTTCATTTTTTCAATTTGTTTTTTGTTAAAGCCTAGATATTGGTCCAGTAAATACTTAAGCATTCGTCCCGATGCACAACTGGGAAAGCACACAATTACATGAGACTCGTTTAATATCATTTTGGTACTATGTCCAGCAGTTGAGGCGTGACTCGTATAAATACATGATGTCTTAAAATGTCTTCCAGTTTGTAATATTGAGTTAAGTATATCTTGAACTTTCTTTAATTTCTTTTTATCAGTTAGGCAATCCACGTCGTCAAATAGAACCAATGAATCCTTGAAGTCTTCGGCGGTTAGTTCAGCTTCCATAAACTCGGGTTTATTAATCTTTATTCTTTTAAGGTATTTCAAAGTATCTAAAGTAGTGTCGGAATCTAAAGAACTAAAAACATAAACATCTCTCTTAGGATAAAGCTTATGGTATTCTTGTATAATTTCTTTAGCTAGGTACGACTTACCCGCTCCGCTTGGTGCCGTAATGTAAAAAATGGTTCTTTCTGCGGTCTTGTCGGGCATTAAGGTAAATTGGTCAGTTTTTAAATGAATAGTAGAAAAACCGTCCTCATCTTCCTTATCGTCTAAATGTAATATTTTATTACCAGTTTTTGCAATCGTAGAACCATTGAAGAAGCTAAGCATATGTATATAGATAGATTAAATATAGGTCTTTAATACTTTAATACTTGCCTTATTGACTATTTTTTTTAAAATATTGGTATCATAGGTAAGTGGTGCGGTTGTTGTGGCTAGTACAGCTCGTATATAGTCTTTATTTTTGTGATAAGCTTTAGAAGTAATTTTATTTTTTATAGATTCTAAAAGAATCATATCATTAATACATTTATTTATCAGTCCTATTTCAGTGTTAAAAAACTTAACTAGTTCAGTTGTATCTTTACCTTCCATAGAATAAATACTATATAGGCGTTTTAAGGCTTTTAATGGGTCATTTTTATAGTATTCTTCAACATCATCCATTAGGCTTGATACCTTAGGTACAATTGGTTTTCTATAGTAATGTATGGATACCTCCGCATAGCGATCGGCAGTAGGAATAATAATGTCAGCCTTCATAAAATCACATGTGGCTATAAGATGTGCTAAAGGTTGTTGAATTGTTGTAAGATTAAATCTATGTTTAACATTTCCTTTTTGTATTTTAAACTCTAAAACTAGAATATTAGAAGGTATAAACTCTTTATGAATGAGTGTTTCAATTTCCTTAGGCGTTCCATGTATAAAATTAATGACGTCATAGTCGCTTCCAAATAATATACCCCGTATACTATTTGAACCGATCAGTGATGTCTTACCATGTAAATCAAACTCATGAATACCATCACGTATATCTTTAGATAACATTTGCAGTGATTTCTTCATTTATATTATATAGATATATTCTATGTTGACAAAAGAAGATATATATGATATTTTAGAAAAATACTATGAATCTATAGGAAGACTAAATCCTCCTCAATATAAAACGTATAGTCTTAAGGAATTAAAACGATGCCTAATACTATTTAAATTGAATTACGAAAAATAAAAATCTTATTATATACTATAATGTCAGTCGCTCAAATGGGATACCCCGCTCCACCCGATCCTCAATTTACACCCCAAACAGTAACCTCTGTAAACACTTTAATAACCGCATTAACTAGTGCTGTTAGGTGTGTTGAGTTTCCTAACGGTGTACTTCCAAATAATGTTGCCGTTCCTATTGCTAACACAATCCCTCAAGGTGCTGGATTGATGACAATTGGATGTATGTTAAAACCCGCAACTGTTGACAATCCTCCTTTTCAAGTTTTAATAAATAGTAATAACGGTGCTGGTGGAAATCCTGCATACAATTTTTA